CAGGATGCAAAATCAAGACGTATGCTTAACAATTACAACGACAGAATAGAAAGAATCATTAAGGCAGGAGAACGTGCTGTAGAGGAGCTTATTAAGGTTCTTCACTCAGAGATCATTACAGATGATCCTGATAAGGACGTTGCTGCTGATAGATTAAAGAACGCTGCTGCCACTAAGAAGATGGCTCTTAATGATGCTTTTGATATGCTTAATAGGATTGAGCAAGAAAGAAATAAGTTAGAGGGTACTGAAGAACCAGAAGAAAAACAATTCCAGAGTTTTGCTGAAAGAAGAGGAAGAAAATCTTAGACTACTTAAAGTAGTAGATAGCGGTATACCTAAGGGTGTTATGACCACAAGAAACAAGAACAAATCTTGGGAACGTGGTTACAACAAAGACCACGACGTAGTCATTATATCTAACGACGGTACACTGGGCGATGTGATAGAGATACAGAACTTACGCATCGGCTTGCCGTCTGTACCTAATAACGTACATAAAAGGTCTGACGTTAAGAATGACCAGTTCTGGGAGGCCACAGAGTATGACAAGGATCTTAAAAAGATTAAGACTATATTCCAGTGGAATGAAATGCCTAACACATTTAAGTCTAAGTGGGTTGACTTCATAGAAACTGAGTTTGATAGACGAGAGAATGGTTTCTGGTTTTACAACAATGGAGTGCCAACATATATAACTGGTACGCACTACATGTATTTGCAGTGGACTAAGATTGATGTTGGTCAGCCTGAATACAGGGAATCAAACAGAATATTCTTTTTGTTCTGGGAAGCTTGTAAGGCTGACGATAGGTGCTTTGGAATGTGTTACCTAAAGAACAGACGTTCTGGGTTCTCGTTTATGTCTTCAGCAGAGACTGTTAACTTGGCGACAATAACGCCAGATTCAAGGTTCGGTATATTATCAAAGACGGGTAGTGATGCTAAGAAAATGTTTACTGACAAGGTTGTACCAATATCTACCAACTACCCGTTCTTTTTTAAACCAATACAGGACGGTATGGACAGGCCTAAGACAGAGCTTGCATACCGTGTTCCAGCGTCAAAGCTTACTCGTAAGTCTATAGAGACAACAGACGGAGCTACTGAGTTAGAAGGTTTGGATACTACCATTGACTGGAAGAATACGGGAGACAACTCCTACGATGGTGAGAAACTGAGATTCCTTGTACACGATGAATCGGGGAAGTGGTTGCCACCAGATAATATTCTAAACAACTGGCGTGTAGTAAAAACTACGCTACGTTTGGGTAGACGTATTGTTGGTAAGTGCATGATGGGCTCTACTTCTAACGCTCTTGACAAGGGAGGATCTAACTTTAAGAAGATGTACGAAGACTCTGACGTAACAGAGAGAAACTCAAATGGTCAAACTAAAAGTGGTATGTACTCACTTTTCATACCAATGGAGTGGAACTTTGAAGGGTTTATAGATCAGTACGGTATGCCAGTGTTTAGAAGTCCAGAGACTGAGACTTTTGATGCTGTAGGAGATGTTATAGATAACGGTGTTCTTGACTACTGGGAGAATGAGGTTGAATCTTTAAAGAACGATGCGGATGCATTAAACGAATTTTATAGACAGTTCCCTAGAACAGAATCTCACGCGTTCAGGGATGAGGCTAATAATAGTTTGTTTAACTTGCAGAAAATATATGAGCAGATAGACTTCAATGAAGGTTTAGAAGCTCAGAGGGTTTTACAGACAGGTAGATTCTCTTGGAAGAACGGTCAAAGAGATACCGAGGTTATTTGGAGTCCTGATAGAAAAGGACCTTTTAGAATAACATGGATACCTAACGATAAATTAAGAAACAACGTAATAATAAAAAATGGACTCAAATATCCTGGGAATGATCATATTGGAGCATTCGGATGTGACAGCTATGACATATCCGGAACTGTTGGTGGTGGTGGCTCTAATGGAGCCCTACACGGCTTAACTAAGTTCAACATGGATGATGCTCCTAGCAATCAATTCTTTCTAGAGTATATTGCTAGACCTCAGACTGCTGAATTGTTTTACGAAGACGTGCTAATGGCTTTAGTGTTTTACGGGATGCCAGTGTTAGCGGAAAACAACAAACCAAGGTTGCTTTACTATTTAAAGAATAGAGGGTACAGAGGTTTTAGTGTTGATAGGCCAGATAAACATAGAAACGGGTTATCTAAAGCTGAGCGAGAGCTTGGAGGGATACCGTCTTCTACGTCTGTTATATCTATACACGCCGAGGCTTTAGAGGCTTACATAGAGGAGCACGTTGGCTTTAGTGAGAACGGAAGTGGTAACGTGTACTTTTCCAGGACTTTACAGGATTGGGCTAACTACGATATACAAAAGCGAACCAAGTTCGATGCCACTGTTTCTTCAGGTTTAGCTATTATGGCTAACCAAAAGTACGTTGTAAATAACAAAAAAATAAGTAACGAAATAAATGTTAACTTTGCAAAGTATAATAATAAAGGATTGGTAAGCAAAATCTATGAATAATCCATCACTAAAGAGTACAACATCTTTTCCAGATCAACTAGCTCCAGACAGCGAAAAGCAATCTAAGCAGTACGGAGTAAGAGTAGGTAGGGCTATTGAGTCCGAGTGGTTTAGAGGTCAAGGTAGCGACTCCAGGTTTTACGACAATAAAGGAGTTTACCATAACTTAAGACTTTACGCTATGGGCGAGCAGCCTATACAGAAATATAAGGACGAGATGTCTGTTAACGGTGACATTTCTTACCTTAACTTGGATTGGACTCCATTACCTATTATACCTAAGTTTGTTGACATCGTTGTTAATGGTATGTCCAACAGGCTTTTTGACGTTAAAGCAACAGCAGTAGATCCTATATCAACAGATAAGAGAGCTAACTATAAGAACGTTATTCAGACAGAAATGAATAACAAGCAAATGTTTGAAGATATAGGGAACCTAATAGATCAGGATATGTTCTCTATGGCTTCTGATGAGTTACCGGAGAATGATGATGAGTTAGATCTTCATATGATGATAGACTACAAGGATTCTATTGAGATCGCTCAAGAGAAAGCTATTGAGTCTGTGTTCAAAATGAATGAGTACTTAGAACTCAAAAAGAGAATTGACAAGGATATTACTGAGTTAGGAATAGGTGTTGCGAAGCATTCATTCAACGCGCACGATGGTATTGTATTAGACTATGTTGATCCTGAGAACTTTGTTTACAGCCCAACAGACGATCCAAACTTTAAGGATTGTTATTACTTTGGAGAAGTAAAAAACGTCAACATGACGGAGCTTAAGAAGATTGATCCAAACCTCACAAAAGATGACATGGAGAAAATCGCTCAATCTTCTCAGAAGTGGGACCAATACCAAGGCACAAGAGGTGGTGCTAGAAACGAAACTTTCGACAAGAACACAGCGACGCTACTTTATTTTGCATATAAGACGGACAAGAATATTGTATACAAGAAAAAAGTAACAAGTTCTGGAGGAGAAAGAGTAATCAAAAGAGACGACTCTTTTAATCCTGAGGAGAACGAAATGTTCGAGAGATTGTCTAAACGTATTGACGTTTGGTACGAAGGAGTTATGGTTCTGGGAACTGAGTTCTTACTTAAGTGGGATGTAATGAAGAATATGGTTAGACCAAAGTCTTCCATGCAGAAAGTATATCCACCTTACATAGTATCAGCTCCTAAAATGTATAAGGGTAGGATTGATTCATTAGTTAAGAGGATGATTCCTTTTGCTGATCAGATTCAGCTTACTCACTTAAAACTACAGCAGATTGCATCTAGAATGACACCTGATGGTGTGTATGTAGATTTAGACGGTATTTCTTCTATTAACCTAGGTAATGGAATGACATACGATGCCGGAGAGGTTCTTAACCTTTACTTCCAAACAGGATCTGTGTTAGGTAGGTCAACCAATGAGATAGGTGAATTTAATCATGGCAAGATGCCAGTACAGGAGCTTGCTTCTTCTGGATCTAACGCTAAGATTAGTTCATTGATTAATATGTACAACTACAACCTAAATATGATTAGGTCTGTAACTGGTCTTAACGAAGCTAGGGATGGTAGTACACCAGACTCAAATTCACTTGTTGGTGTGCAAAAATTAGCGGCTCTAAACTCAAACACTGCAACTAGACATATTCTTCACGCTGGTATTTACATTAGTCAAAAACTAGCAGAATGTGTTGCTTATAGAATATCTGATGTATTGGAGTACTCTGATATGTCTGAAGACTTTATTAAGAATATTGGTAGAGAGAGTATGGACATTCTTAGAGACATTAAAGACTTGCACTTGCATGACTTTGGTATCTTTATAGAAATACATCCTGATGAAGAAGAAAAGGCTGTACTAGAACAAAACATACAAGCTTCTCTAGCTGCTCAGAAAATTGACATAGATGATGCTATTGATATTAGAATGGTTAGAAACTCTAAGATAGCTTCTCAGTTATTAAAAGTCCGTAAGAGACGTAAGGAAAAACTTGACAACAAGAGACAGCAAGAGAATATTGCTTTACAGGCTGAAGCGAATCAGCAGGCAGCTATGACAGCTGAACAAGGCAAGCAACAAACATTAATGGCTCAGGGAGAGGTTGATGCTAAGCTTGCTCAAATGAAGGCTGAATTCGACATGCAGAAAATGCAACAAGAATTTCAGTTTAAGGCTCAATTAATTCAGATGCAAAAAAGCATGGATGCTCAAATAAAAGGAAGTGAGATCCAGAATCAATTAGAGAAAGAAAAATATAGGGAAGATAGAAAAGACAAGAGAACAGAGAAACAAGCGTCTCAACAATCTAAACTTATACAACAAAGACAACAAGACTTAAATCCAATAGACTTTGATGGTGCTGATTCTATAGGTTTAAACCTATAAAATATATAAGTATTATCTTTGCAAACAATTAAATCAAATCATATGGAAGGAGTAACCTTTAGAGAGCTTGATGGTGATGGAAATCCTATTGAGCCACAACAAGTAGAAGAGACTACTGTAGACGAAACGACAGAAATTGTAGATGAACAGTTAGAAACTGTAGACGAACAAGTCGATGAGCCTCAGCAGGAAGAAACAATTATAGATCCTGTAGGTGAAACTACAGAGGATACAGTACTAGAATTAGATGAGAGTAGTATCTTATCTTACTTTAAAAACAAACTCGGTAGAGAGTATGATTCTATCGAAGACGTTCTTAAACAACCTGAAGAAACCACTGTCCCTGAGGACGTGGCTAAGTACTTAGAGTACCAAAAAGAAACTGGTCGTAGCTTCAATGACTTCCTTAATTTACAGAAGGATTGGAATGAAGTTTCAGATTCAGATGTTCTTAGAGAGTACTATAAGGAATCAAAGCCGCACCTTGATGATAGTGAAATAAACTATCTGTTAGAAGATAATTTCTCAATTGATGAAGACATTGATGACGAGAAAGACATCAAGAAAAAACAGATAGCCATGAAAGAAGAATTATACAAGGCTAGAAACCACTTTGAGAGTATGAAGGAAAAGTTCAAGGCTCCGCTTGAGTCAAGCGCTGCTTCTCTTCCAGAAGACTACCAAGAGGCTTATAGTTTTTATAATGAATATAAACAGAAATCAGCGACAGAAGAACAAATTCTAGAGCAGAGGTCTAAAGTTTTTGCTGAGAAAACAAATGCTTTATTCAATGAGGAGTTCAAAGGTTTTGAATTTAACCTCGGAGATAAGAAAGCCGTGTTCGAAGTAAAAGACGCATCTACGGTAAAACAGACACAGTCTGACATATCGAACTTCTTTAATAGACATCTTGATGACAATGGCTTTATAAAGGAT